TCTGGAACAGGTGTAGCAGCCGCAACAACGGCAGCTAACGCAAATAAACTATTCCAAGTAACAAGTCAACGAGACTTAGTAAACTTATATGGTAGTCCATTCTTCTATACAACGACAAATGGCACACCGATACAGGGTTATGAGTTAAATGAATATGGTTTACTAGCAGCCTATAGTACATTAGGTGTAACAAATCGTTGTTATGTTTTACGTGCTGATATTGACCTAGCTAGTTTAGTAGGTCAAACAGGTCGTCCAACTGGCAATCCAGACAATGGTACCTATTGGTTAGATACTACTACAAGCACATGGGGTATATATGAATTTAATCAGACCACCACACAATTTACACTACAAACTCCGATTGTTATTACAAATGCGGATGATTTAACTGCTGGTGTACCAAATAGCAGTATTGGAAATATTGGTGATTATGCAGTAAATGCTATTCAAATTACAACTCCGGTCAATGGCACTAGTAGAACATATTGGTATAAAACAACAGCTAATGTTTGGGCAATAGTAGGTGCCAGTGATTGGAGATTAGACACACCTACTGTTCAAGGAACAAATTCTAATCCAACACTAACAGCCGCTAATACATTTACAATTAATTTGTCAGGTTTAACAGGAGTAACAGCAACTATTACAGTTCCTGCATCAACTAATAATACTGTAGCAGGAGTTGCTGCCGCTATTAATAATTTAGGATGGAACGGATTATCTGCCGCAGTACGTAGTGGTAAATTATGTTTATTTAGTAATCAACGTAGTATTTCCGAAACATCAAGTCTTGTTATTGCAGCTGGTACTGGAACAGTACTTAGTGATATAGGTATTCCCGCGGGAACATATAATCAACCGACAATTGGATATGGCACAAGTGCTCAAATGCCATTATGGGGTAGTAATCAAAGTACTCCTAGACCAACAGGTTCAGTATGGATTAAAGTTGGTTCAGCCGGTACTGGTTTAAATCCAGTATTATCTGTATTTAATGGTGCAACACAAACATTCCAAGCTAAAAATGTATCATTAGCAATAAGTGATTGGGTAGCAACTAATAACTTAGATGCTACCGGTGGACAAGCAATTCCGGCCGGTACAGTATATGGACAATATGCATATAATCTTACACTAACAAACCCAGCAAGTGTTGCTCCCTTTTACATGTGGGAAAGAATAGCAACAGGTCCAACAGTAGTTACTGGTTCTAATACAACACCTAACTTTACTGCTGGACCATATTATATGAATGTGTATGTATCAACACCTGGAAGTTCCGTATTAAGTTCAGCCTATAATTTTACGCTAGTAGATAATACTGATGCCATAGATTTTGTTACAGCCTGGGCAGCCGCTGGTATACCGTATACAACAGCAAGTGTAACTACTGATGGTGCTATACAATTAACACATACTACCGGTGGCGAAATTGTATTAAGTGATTTTGTAAATAGTGCATTTACAAATATCAATGTATCTAATGGTTTAATAGCGGAAGCTGGATTTGAAATTAATACAACAACTGGTGTAAAGTACGGACCAGCATCTTTTAATTCATTTACTGGAGTGGCACAAGGATCTAGTTCAGGTAGCGGGACCAGTGCTACATTTAATATTAGTATTTCAGCCGCAGTTGCCTATGTTGTCACAGGTAATGGAGTTCAAGCTGGCGGCACCGGTTATGCTGTAAATGATACTGTTACTATATTAGGTACTAGTTTAGGCGGAGCTACTCCTGCAAATGATTTAGTTGTTAAAATAACATCAGTATCTGCTGGAGTAGCAACATCATGTACATTTATATCAGGTACTCCACCATCAAACTTTACCACACAACTAAGTAACTGGGTTGAATTTACATATATTGCCAATGAAGGTGAGCCAAATATAGCTCCTGCTAATGATACAAATTGGTTCTACAGTGTAGTTGACCAAGTTGATATTATGGTTAATTACGAGGGCGCATGGTATGGCTATGGTAATAAAGATTATGATAGTAACGGTTTTCCATTACCAAGTGGTACTAATGTAACTGACCCAAATGGTCCTATCATAAGTGCAAGCGTTCCCTCTACACAAAGTGATGGAACATCATTAGAATATGGTGATATATGGATTAACACTAGTGATTTAGAAAACTATCCAGTAATTAGTCGTTGGCAAGCAGTATCAGGTACCGATCAGTGGGTGTTAATAAATAACACAGATCAAACTAGTAGTACAGGTGTAGTATTTGCTGATGCACGTTGGTCAGATGATCAGGATACTATTAGTCCAGTAGATGATCCTATCCCAACAATTACTAGTTTATTGGTAAGTGATAATGTTGACTTAGATGCACCTAGTCCAACACTATATCCATCTGGTATGTTGTTATTCAACACACGCCGTAGTGGTTATAACGTAAAACAATATAGATCCGACTACTTTAATAGTACTGATTTCCCAGACGAAACATTACCTACATATACTGATACATGGGTAACAGTAAGCGGTAATCAAACAAATGGTGCACCATATATGGGTCGCAAAGCACAACGTGCAATGGTTGTTCAATCATTGAATGCGGCAATTGCTACTAACACAGCAATACGTGATGAAGATAACTTCTTCAACTTAATTGCAACACCTAACTATCCAGAACTACAACCTGGTATGATTACATTGAATAATGATCGTGGTCAAACAGGTTATATTCTAGGTGATACACCAATGCGTTTACCAGATAGTGCTACTGCAATTCAAGCGTGGGCCAACAACGAAGCCGGTGCATCAAGTACAGGTGAAGAAGGGTTAGTAAATCGTGATACATATATGGGTCTGTTCTATCCAAGTGGCTTAGCTACAGATTTGTCAGGCAACCAAGTTGCTGTACCGGCATCATATATGATGTTGCGTACATTCTTGCGTAATGATACTATTAGTTATCCTTGGTTAGCGGCGGCAGGTACTCGTCGTGGTACAATTGACAATGCATTAAGTATTGGTTATGTTGATGCTACTACCGGTGAATGGCAATCTATTAAGACACGTTTAGGTATTCGTGATGTGTTGTATATCAACTTCATTAACCCATTAGTATTCTTTACTGGTGTTGGATTGTTAAATTATGGTAACAAAACTAGTTTTAATAGTTCAAGTGCATTAGATAGAACTAACGTAGCACGATTAATTGCTTACATACGTAGACAATTAACATTGGCAGCAAGACCGTTTGTATTTGAACCAAATGATGCATTAACACGCAATCAGATTTCAGGTGTTGTACAAACATTGATGGTTGATTTAGTTGCAAAACGAGGTCTATATGATTATCTTGTAGTATGCGATGAGTCAAACAATACACCTGCAAGAATCGATAGAAATGAATTGTGGATTGATGTTGCAGTTGAACCTGTTAAGGCAGCTGAATTCATTTATATCCCGGTTCGTATATTGAACACAGGCGAGCTTGGTGGACAATAATAAAATATGATACCCCGAAGGGGTATCTATTTATAAAGATAAATATTAATAACAGGAGAAAAAAATGGCAATAGCCTCACAATCATTATTTAACATGACCGTAGCATCAGATAACGCTGGCGGAAATCAGGGCTTGTTAATGCCCAAACTACAATATCGTTTTAGAGTTAATTTTTTAAACTTTGGAGTTAGTACCGCTACTAATGAATTGACAAAGCAAGTTATTGACGTAACACGCCCGTCAGTTAGTTTTGGTGAAATTAACATCCCAGTTTATAACTCTACTATGTATTTGGCAGGTAGACACGAATGGCAACCGCTAACTATTAATGTTAGAGATGATGCTTCAGGTAGTGTCTCTGCATTAGTTGGTCAACAATTACAGAAGCAAATGGACTTTGTTGAACAAGCTTCAGCCGCAACTGGTCAAGATTATAAGTTCCAAACAAACATTGAAATCTTAGATGGTGGAAATGGCAATACTACTCCTGTTGTTTTAGAAACATGGGAAGTATATGGTTGCTTCTTACAAGCCGCTAACTATAATAACTTAGCATATAGCTCAAATGAAGTAGTAACAATACAATTATCAATACGTTTTGACAATGCGGTACAAGCACCGTTAGAGTCAGGAGTTGGTACACAAATTGGTAGAATTGCGGCATCACGTTCATTAGCGGGTTCTACAGGTTCTACTACTGGTATCGGATCAAATTAATCCAGTTATAGGTAACTATGGCAGGATTCTTTCAAAACTTACTAACAGACGCTGCCGCAGGATTCTTCGGCAACGACTACCTGCGTGATTATACTCACGCTAGTAAGACCTTTAGACCCAATGCATATCAATATGCACCTAAATTTAAATTCCTATTCCATGTGTACTTTGAAATAAATCAAAGTGCATATGCAGTAGGATTACCTCAAGGTGCAAACTTTGGTCTAGCTGTTAAATCTGTAAAATTACCAAGCTATAGTTTTGACACACATACAATGAATCAGTACAATCGTAAACGTATTGTACAAACAAAAATTAAATACGATCCCATAGATATTAACTTCCATGATGACAATGGAAATTTAATACGTAATATGTGGTATAACTATTATACATATTATTATAAAGATGCTAGCATCCCTGTAGCATCAGTATCAGGTCGTCAAGCACAACAAACTGGTAATGGTAGTACTAATAGTCCAAATAATACAAACTACAATTCAAGAAACATTTATTCACAATCTATTACCGGTGATACAAATTGGGGTTATATAGGAGAAACACCTGATAGTCCTAATACTAACATACAAGCAGGTAATGGACAAACTAAAATTCCATTCTTTAAAAATGTTACTATATTTGGTTTCAACCAACACAAATATGCGGCATATACACTAATTAATCCTATTATTAATAGATTTGCACATGACACGTACAATTACGCAGAAGGTAATGGTACTATGGAAAATACAATGACATTGGATTATGAAACTGTAAAATATTTTCAAGGATCAATTGATGGTACTAAACCTAGTGATATTGTTGCTGGCTTTGGCCTGGAAGCTAATTATGATAGAGCACCTAGTCCTATTACTAGACCAGGTAGTCAATCTAGTATATTAGGTCAAGGTGGTTTAGTAGATGGTGTCGGCGGAGTAATTGAAGATTTGTCTGGTGAAAACATAAACCCATTAGGTGCTATACAAAAAGCAGGTGCTACATATAATACTCTTAAAAATATAAATTTAAAACAAGCAATTAAGAGCGAAGTAACTGCCGGTATCACTAATGCTCTTATGAATCCATTAAACAATACTGGAAGAAATGTGTTATTTAATACTTTAATATACGGTTCTACCCCAAATCAAAAACAACAAGCAAATGGTAGAGCAGTAGTTCCTCCTGATATAAATAGTACAGGAGGATAACTCATGGCAAGAATTATAGATGACCGCACATCAACAGACTTAACAGTTAAAATATTTGATGATTTCTACTCATTTAACATGGTAGTTAACGGCAATGAATACGATATTGTTAATGGATATTTCAAATCAGTATGCGGTACTAAAGTCATTGCAGGAAATTTTACAGCATTTCTGTTTAGAATCTCACAAGAAACAGGAATACCTGTATTAGATTTATTAGGACAAATTCAAGGTACTAATAAATTACAAATGAATCAAGTTATATCATATTATCTAAATAGTTTTAAATCTAAAACAAGTTTGTATGGTGTAAGCACAGTACCACAATCTAATCAACCGGTAGCACGTAATATCGTGCAATAATCATGGCAAAGTTTGCTCAAGGTTTATTCACCCCAAAAAATGCTCAAAAATATGTAGGTAAACATATCCCACGATATCGTAGTGGATGGGAACTTACATTTATGATGTTCCTGGATTCTAATTCAAGCATAATTCAATGGGCAAGTGAATCTATTAGAATTCCATATAGAAACCCCTTAACCGGAAAAGCTAGCACATATGTTCCGGATTTTTTAGTTTTATATGAAAATAAGTATAAAAAGCAAATAGCTGAACTTGTTGAAATCAAACCAAAAAAACAATCACTAATTGAAAGTAGAACAGCTAGTGCTAGAGACCAAGCTATTGTGGCAGTCAACCACGCTAAATGGGCATCCGCACGTGCATGGTGTTCACAGAATGGTTTAACTTTTAGAGTAATTAATGAAAATGACCTTTTCTACAATGGGCGAAGCAAGTAACTAAATACTTGTATGACGAAAAAATTAACCGACTTGTTTGAGTTACCGCAAGATGAGATTGACAGCTTGCATATTCCTATACCAGAAAATGCACGTGATATAACTACTGATGCATTAAGTGCGTTAGAGAAGATTGACAATGCATTGCCACAAGTACGTGGATTAGATGCTAGTGATAATGAGTTAGATGAATTAGCGCAGATGGCTGTAGATAGTTTTAAAGATTTAAGTGATTTGGGTATGCAAGTTGATAGTAGATTTAGTAGTGAGATTTTTAGTGTTGCTAGTAACATGTTAGGTCATGCTATTACAGCAAAGACTGCCAAATTGAATAAGAAGTTAAAGATGATTGATTTACAGCTTAAGAAAGCACAGTTAGACCAGAAGTTAGCTGGCAAAGCCGAAGAGATAGAGAACACGCCAGTTGGTGAGGGTAAAGCATTAGACCGTAACGAATTGTTAAAGATGTTGGCCAGTAAAGAACCGTCTGATAAATAATGATATGGGAATAAAAATATGTCAGTAACATTTAGTGGAGCATTTACATTTAGCGGTGGAGGATTTACAGCTACGTTGGCACCTCCCACGCAAGCTACAGCAGGTTGGTTTGGTGGAGGAGTTCCTGGACCTTTATCAACTGTTGCTAGAATGACTTTTGCAACAGACACTGCACTAGCAAGTGTGCGCGGACCATTAAGTTCTGCTAAATATAAACTTATGGCCACTGGTTCATTCACTGCAGGCTATTTTGGTGGGGGCTATGTGGCCAGCGTCGGTGATTTTTCAACAATAGATCGTATTACATATGCGACAGATACAGCAACAGCAAGTGTGCGTGGTCCATTAAGTGCTCCGAGAAGTGGTAGTGCAGCCACAACTGATATTTCAACATACGGCTGGTTTGGTGCCGGCTATTACAGTCAAATTGGACCAGTGTCTATGGTAAATAGGATTACCTATGCAACTGATACTTCTACCGCAACAACAAAAGGTCCACTATCGGCTGCTAGATACAACTTGGCAGCCACAGGAACTCCTAGCTACGGTTGGTTTGGTGGAGGTAACAATAATAAATCTATAGTAGATAGAATAACATATTCAACAGACACTGCCACTGCTAGTGTTCGCGGCCCATTATCCGGAGGTAAATATGGTCTTAGTGCAGTGACTGACAGTACAACATATGGTTGGTACGCTAGTGGAAATTCAACTTCAGCGGTAGATAGAATTACATATGCAACCGATACTGACATTGCAACTGTTCGCGGCCCACTATTAGCTGCAAGATACGTCGGCGCAAGCACCTGTGACAATACTTATGGATGGATTGGTGGCGGAACTGCAGGTTCAAGTATTACACGCATAACATATGCAAATGATACAGCAACCTCAACTAATAGAGGTAATTTAACTTTGGCAGTTTTAAGATTGGCTGCATCATCAGGCATCCAATAACTTCCCAAGCATTTTACGAAATGCAAATAAAAATCATAAATAGATAAATATATATAAGAAAAAGGATACCTATGCGTAGTCTAAAACAATACATAACCGAAAGTCTTAAAAGTTACAACTATACTATAAAGATTGCTGGTGATGTGGATAAAAACTTTATAGATATGTTTAAATACAATCTAAACAAGTTTGACCCGATCAGAATCAGCGATCCAGTGAAAACACCTATACAGAAAGATCCATACGGATTTCCTAATTTAGCAAATCAATCTGTAACTATTATTAAAGCAGACTTCAGATACCCAGCTACTGAACCTATG